TTGATTAGTAATCATCATTTCTATAAATGATTGCTCACCAGATGCTACTAAAGCTCTGTCGTTAATAAAAAAATCTTTTCTATCAATTGGTTTAGTAATACTAGATGTTTTAACGTCCATAGTCCAATCTAAATCAATTGTCCTATATGTTTCAGCATTATAATAATTTAATGCAGTCATTAATCTTTGCCAGTTTATGCTATCTGCGCCCATTTTTAAATGCCCTTTTTGTTATATCTGAGAATATTCTCAAATCCTCTATTGTTAATTTTTGTGCTAAACAAAATTCTTCTAACGCTCCGTATAAATCTGATAATTCGACCATCATCATTATCTTAGAATTTTGCTTTTCAGCATCTTTTAATTCATCTAATTCTTCTTGAATTTTAGATATAGTACCAATTTCACCCTTTTTAATCTCTGTCGTATGATAACCGTTAAATGTAGTTAAATCTTTAGTGTTGCTAACTGATTTTCCGGAAAATGTGACATCCAAAGGTTTAGAATCACAATATTTATCTTCAAAAAAGTCAGCTATAAACTCAACCTCATAGTGAAACTCACTTTCGGTGATGCATTTTACTTGTGCAGCAAAAAAATGTAATTCTCTCAATACAAGTCCAGTTTTATCATGTTGTTTGATAATTATATCACCTACAATATCCATTTTATAAGACATTTGTCCAGATGAATTCCAAATTACGTTATACCAATTTTTTAATTTCTCAAAAACTAATTCATTTGAAAATCTTATTATAAAACTTGGTGCGAATGTTTCCCCGGTAATCTTAACATCAATTACATCAGAGTCTATTAAACGCTCTTTTGTTTCCATGATAGATGGAAGTTTATATTCTATTTCAAAATTTAATTTTGATTTCGGTATTTCTATTTTTTCAAAGTGTGGTAGTGCCATTATATTTGTGTATTTATTTTATCAATTCTTTTTTGGTGTCTTCCACCTTCAAATTCAGTTTCCAAGAAAACTTCTACTATATTCAATGCTTCATCTGTTTCTAAAAACCTTGCTGGTAAGCATAAAACATTTGCGTCATTGTGTTGCCTCGCTAATATAGCAATTTCTGGTTTCCAACATAAAGCAGCTCTTACGCCATTCCATTTATTAGCTGTCATTGCTATCCCATTACCCGTCCCACAGATTAAAATTGATAATTCTGTTTCTTCAGTTGTTAAAGATTGCATAACTGCATGTGCAAAATCTGGATAATCCACTGAATCTGCGTCATTAGTACCAAAGTTGATTGTGTCAATTCCCTTTTCGTGTAAAAAATTTACTATATCAGCTTTAAGTTCATAACCTGCATGATCATTTCCTATACTTATTTTCATTTTATTCCTAATATTTTTTTAATTTTATCTTTAAAAGTTTCTTTAATAATAATTTCTTCTATATCTAAAATATCATTAATAGTTGTATCTCTTTTGTCAGCTAAAATATGTGTTTCTAACCTAGCAGTAAATCCAGAAAATTGATAATATGGATTATAAAAGTATTCATTATCACTATCAATTACTTTGTAATTTTTATCAAATATTTTAGCTTTTGGATTAATCCAATCTTTTGCAAATAATCTACAGCATAGTACTTCATATGGTTCCAAATTTTCACACGATTTAGGTGCAAAGTCATCAATATACTCATATCCTAATTCCACTATAATCTTCCATACTTCTGTACCAACAAGATATAAATTACCTGGTCCACATCTACCAGCTACCGATATGTTAGTTGAAGCACTAATCATTCTGTGGAATATTCCTTTTTTATTTTTAAAAATTGGAAATCCATTATCTCCTCTTAATTGAGAGTTGCTATGTCCTATAACTCTTAATAAGTCTAAATCTTCCATTACTTCGTCATAAGTAGAATAAAACTTCATATTAATAGTTTTATCAATAACTATTTGCTGTTCTATAACCTTATTATCAATAATAAAATCTTCTATTGTCAAATCTGCTATTTTCATTTTAAAGTTTTTCTCCTGTTTCAGGGTTATAGTTTAATATCAACATTTCAACACCTTTTGCTTGTGCACCTTTGCTTTCGGAATTATTACCACCATGTGCCGAGCTTCTAAAAACTTCTTTATCAAACCAAAGATATTTATCCTTAGGTAATAATTCTTCCAATAATGGAAAATAATAATATGATAAAGACCATCTAGCTTCTGTATTTTTAATTAATTCTAATAATCTTCTATGAGAAGCTGGTCCAAACATACCTTCTTTATCAGCTCCATACCAAAATAATCTTTTTGCGTCATCTTCACCAGTAGCTTCATCATAACGATAATATGGTGGGTCTAAATATAAATATGTTTCTGGTGAATCATATTTTCTAATAAGTTCTTCAAAATCTATATTTAGATATTCTTTAATAGAAATTAATTTATCAGTATAGGTATTCTTTTTTAATTTAGTAATTAAAGTTTCTAACTTTAGTTTATCATTAGCTTTCTTATAACCATTAAATCCAGCTCCTCTTGGATAAACTGAATTGTGAGCTGATGTAATAAGAAATGCATACATAGCGGCTTTTTTAAAGTCACCTATTTCAAAATCCATATTATCTAAAAAATCATTTTTAACATATTCTCTATAAATAGCTTTATAGAAATCCCATTTTTGTAATGGGTCTGTTAATTCAGTATGTAATTTAGTTTGCTTGAACTTTTCCAATACAGCTAAAAACTTTTCAGGCTCAGAACAACACTTATATAAGTTAACTTGGTGCCTATTTTTATCGTTATAGACGACGGTTTCAAAGAAAAGACTATCATCGTCCATATATGTTCCCATAGAGCCGGAAAATGGCTCTAAATAGGTTTTTATCCCTGTTCTGGGTATTTTGGAGTTAATGAACTCCATGAATGTGTTTGAAGATTTACCTCCGAAGTATGAAATAACAGACATTTATATTATTATTTTATTTTTATATATTCAATTAAATAAAAGTTTGTAATGTCATTTTTATTTAGTATATTTGCGTCAAATATAGTATTATGAGCAGAATTGTATTCACAGGTGGCCCTGGTGCCGGCAAAACTTCGGTAATAGAGGAATTAGCTAAAAGAGGACATAATATAGTGCCTGAACCGGCTAGAACTCTTATAGATAAATATAAGATAGATTCTCCGGAATTATTACCTAGTATCTCAAAGGAGAACAGGAATTTATTTCAAACTGCTATTGAAAAAGAAACCATAAAAAACTACCATGATAACCAAACTGGATTTTTTGACCGTTCTATTCTGGATGAAATAGGTTATAGGAATCGTTATAATATTGATATAAATATCGAATTAGATTATGCCGCTAAAAATTATAGATATAACACAGTATTTATCTTTCCTTTTTGGAAAGAAATATACAAAAATGATGATGTTAGGCATGAAACACCAGAAGAAGCTGAAATAATTTATAATTATTTACATGGTGCATATACTAAATATGGTTATAATCCTATAATTGTTCCTAAAATTGAGACTATAAAAAGAGTTGAATTTATACTAGAAAATATATGATAGATAAAATAGAAGCACAAAGAGAAATTTTACATCAAGTTGCGAAAGGATTAAGTAAAGAAATTAAAGCTTTGAAAAAACAATTAGAATATGACAAAGAACATTCTAAATTTATTTGGAAATATGATGGTTGGGATGATTCTATTAAAAGAATTGAAATTGAAATTAGTGTTTTAGTACAGCAAAAAATAAAACATGAAAAATGGCGTAAGCTATTAAAACATCAAATAGAAGAAATTATAAAGCCACTCAATTGAGTGGCTTTATTTAAAGTTGTCTGTATTACATTTAACTACGGCCTATCAATTGTTGTAATTCTGCTGGTTGTTTTCCTCTTACATCCATATTTTTACTTTGTTTTCTAAAAGTTCAATTAATTCTGATTGATAATAACTATAATTATCTTTTATACCTAATACAATTATCTTATTTAAGTATTCTTTAGTATAAGATAGTATTTCTTCTTTATGCTTTTTTTCCATAACATAAATAAAATCTGCCCATTCTAACATCCATTCTTCTAATGGAATTGTACCTTCTTTTAAGCAAGTTTTAATATTTGTTCCAGCAGATATAAAAATATTACCTGTATCAGCATATTTATCACTAAAATAGTCTTCAGCTGTTTTAGAGCGTAGTTTATTGGCTGAGCAAACAAATAATATATTCATATTACCAGCAAATGTGTTGACATGGACCTAAATCACCAATAGAATGCATTGGGTGTGCGCAAGGATATACATCTGCTGTATGTATTCTATTACCCCATGCATTAAAGTGATTGCATGGACCCAAATCACCACTTGGATGAGTGGGGTGTGTGCAAGGATACAAGTCTCCATTTGGATGGCAAGTATAAGACATTGTTGTATCATTAGTAGATACTGTTGTGTTGGCTGTTTTAGTTGACAGCGAGGTTACAAAAAATGTAACTGATAAAATTAATAATTTCATTTTTATTTTTTATTTTTTAAATAAAAAATGTCTATCATTTTTGATAGACATTTTTGTGGAGCTGCCCGGTTACGAGCCGGGGTGTTGCTAGCTAACTTAAATCATTCCTTCACAAGCTTAGGATGTTTTCTAACATCTCGAAATATTCAGTTTATCCGTTTCAACTTAAACTAAAAAATTATTGGGTTTATTATACACAACCACTTGTTTGACTTTTTTAACAGAGTCACCTGTTTCAACAGGTTAGGCGAAAGCCACTTCGTTGATCAAGTTGTTAGAGAGTGCAAATGCGAAATCTTCGCTAGTTGCTGTTTCTACGTTGTCATTTAATTGTTTATTGCTTTTTATTAATCGAATAGGCAACATCCGATGCTTGCATCATAACTTACTTTAACACTAACAGTCTAATCAAATCAGCCCCAAGTGTTTATTGTTTGTTATTGTATAACAAAGATACGACAAAGTTTTCAAATGACAAAAAATTTGTCGTATTTTTATTAGTTATATATTACTTCTTTTTATCTACTTTTGGCTTCTTAGGCTTTTTTACTGGTTTTGTTTCAATTCCATCAAAAATTACCCATCCATCTTTTATAAAACCTTGCAAAAAGTCATCCATATCTTTTTGAATAATCATTGTTGAACGCTTTTTACCAGATTTTTTCTCTATGTGATGTATCCATATAAACCACTCATCATCTTTATCCGCTTTGAATAAGATTTCAGTTCTGGCTCTAAATTTAGTTAGTTTTATATCTTTCATAAGTGCAGTAAATAACAGGTTTTTGTCTATACATCCACATTTCGAATAAACAATCGAAATCCGGCATATATGCAGCCTGTATTTCTTTTATGTTGTTCATTATATTCATAATTGAATACATTGTTTCACATTTTTCTATTTCTAATTCCAATACTATTTGGTGATGCTTATTAACAGCTACACAAAGGTTAGTAATAGTGGTAGTTCGCCTAATTTGGCTTGCTATTTCTTTTATTTCGTCAATTTCATCTATTGACAAATCGTAATCTTCAAATTCTTCAAATTCCATATTTATTCTATTTCTATATTCATTAACATTGTTCCATTAGTATCATCTGATAAATGAATATATGGATTCAAATTATATTTATCAAATAAGGTATTTAAATCAGCCAAATCCTCATAATTTTCATGAAAAGCTGAGCCAGCTACAATTAACTGCATAAAGATTCTATCTTCAAAAGCTTTCAGCTTTACATCATTAAAAAATGTAAGCTTTTTAAAGTCCATTAACATATCATAATTTTTATCAACAATCTCACGATTATATCCAACATTTCTATTTATTGTTAATGTGTCCCACTGTATATTAACACATGCTTTACACAAATCCTCTAAAAATGTTATATTAACATATTCACCAGTTGTGTGCTCATTGAAATAACCAACAGATACATTTGTGCATTCGCTTATATGTTGAATAAAATTCGCCGAATCTGTAAATGAACCTGTATTATCTAAATCGTAGACCATGCCTTGGTCTTCAAATTGTTTACATAAAGATTTAGCAAATGCGTCCGAACAAGTTCTTGTAAAACTTTGATGCGTTATAATAGAGTGATAATTACGTCTATCGAAAGATACACATTTATTTATACCTTTTAAATGTTCGTGTTTATCAAAATTTCTTGATAAGTGTCCTGAACCTATACCACCAACTTCTTCACCTAAGAAGAAATAGTATAAACCTGGTACATTATGTTCTATCATATAAAGCATGATAGTAACACCTGCTTTATCATCACCACTTAATATAGTGCTTCCGTCGCTGGATATGAATGTATGTCCAGATTTATCAAATGACATTAATCTAACAGTTGTAAAATCTTTACACGCTGAATCAAAATGTGATGTAAACATAGTATTGCTTTCACCAATTTTAATATAGTAATTGCCATATTTATCTTCTTTAAGTGGAATAGGAATATATTTTAATATTTCTTGTTCTGTTCCATGAGGATATGTTTGATAGCAAAGCGAATTAAATGTGTAAAATACGTCTTTTGGTTTATATTCAAACTCTTTTTGTTCGTAAGGAAAGACATCAATTAATTGATATGATAATTCTTCTTGTTGAATATCAAGTCTTTGGTTATAATCATATATAAATGCGTCTATTTCTCTATCGGAAAACTTTGAATTAAAGAAATTGTTAAGAAACTCTTTAATATCAATTTTTTCAGGTTTTTTACCTTGTATATAAACTCTAAAATTATCTTCTGTTGACATATCTAATAGTTTATATCCATGTGTATTAGTTGTCATATATGAGCCCATAATGGCATATGATATATTATCAGATATATCCATCAATACTTTTTCTAGTCTATTAGTAAATGTAAAATTTACTACTTTATCAATATTTTTCTGTTTTCTTTTACGACTCATTTATAAGATTTTTACAAAAGTAAGAAAAAAAATTGTAATTGACAAACTTTTGTTAAAATAATTTTGACAAGTGTTTTGAGCTTATAATCGGAAAGATCGTCAACATCATGATATATATAATACTACTATCTATAAATAATATATACACTATGATAATTATTAACGATATAAATGACGAGAAATTACTAGATGATATCCTCGAACAAGAATTGATTGTTTATGAGGATGTCAAGGGAACCGTTATTTATGCTAAATGGGATGGTGAGGATTTTATTATTAAACCAGATATGAATGCAGACCCAATTAATTTCATTGATGATTCTTCGGAAAATTTTTATGGTAAAGCACATTCTTATCTAAATAACTTGGATACTAGGGTTAAAAGTTTAATTTCTAAAAAATGGTGGTTTTGTTTTCAATATTTTCCGACTAATTTAAATGAATATAATAGAAAACCAAAACATAATTTAATTTTAAGTGGTATAATTAAAGGAACTAAAAATAGTTTCACTGTAGAAGAACTAGAAGAATACGCTAGATTATTTGATGTAGAGCCATTACCATTTATTTTTAAAGGCGAATTAAGTGATAAGCAAATTGAGGCAATAAAATATTTCTTAAATACTTCGGAAGAAGATTTGGAATATGTTTTTGGGGAAAAGTCTTTCGCTTACTTTTTTTACCGCTTATTAAATCCACAATTAGCTCATTCCTTTTTAATGGATAATGAATTTAACTCAAATGTAGAGAAAATTGTGTTAGTAGCTAATAATATGGAATTAAATTTTGCTATTTTAAATCCTTTATATAGTAAAGTAAGTAAAAATAACATAACAGAATATGCAGAAGTATATTCATTAATTTTAATTAACTTTTTAAATTTTTGTCAAAGTGTTAATTTGGAAGATTTTAAATTAAAAGGTGAAAAAAGAGACGATGTATATAATTATTTAATATCTAGATTATTTAATCTGTATATTAATGAGGTAAAAGATGATATTAATAAATTTGATTTTGTAATACCGGAATTTTTTTCTAAAGATAAATTTAGAATTAATAAAGAAACCATTTTAAATAAAATAACTTGCCAATTAATAAATGAAAATCCAAAATTTGAGTATATTTTTAAGTGTATTTTCTTTTCATTTAGATATAAAATGAAAGAACCAATAGGTATCTTGAGTAATAATATGTTAAATATATTTAATAAATATGTAGATGATATTAATAATACTATTGATTCTTTCTTAAATAAGAAAACCGAATTTGAATTAGGTCGTAGGGGACTAGTTGATTTTGGAGATTGGTTTGATATTTCATATTCAGTTGATGGTTCCGAAACCGTATATCCAGATATATACGATGAAATTAAAAGAGGTGGAGAAGAAAAGAAAAGGAAAAAAGGAGTTTTTGGTAAAGCTCCATTAAAGTAATCTATCTTTATTCTCTTTAATATACTCTTCTAATAATTTTTCTATAAATGGTGATCTCTTATCACCATTTTTTTTTTATCAATTCATCTATTTTTTTTAAGAGGTTTTCATTAATCGAAATAGTTAATTCATATTTCTTATCTTTTTCTTCCTTTTTGTTTCTACCCATAATTTATTTATTAAAAATTAAAAAAAAGTTAATCAAAAAAGTTTAGAAAATATTACAATAGACATATAAAAAACAGGAAGTTTAAACTTCCTGTTTTTTTTTCTGTATATAAACTTTTCATTTTTTAAAAATAAAAAATGAAAAGTAAATAATAAATATGAAAGAAAACAAGACAAAATATGTAATTGATTATGTATTCAAAAATGGCTCAGCAAATAGTGAATTACTAATAAATGACTTTTATAAGAATTTCCCAAGTGAAGTGAATAGGAAAAGAGATTCCTATATGAAAGAAGGAGAATCAATTACAGAAAAAGATTTAAAATCTCAAATAAGGGCCGAACTAACTGCAGTTTTTTCAAACAAAAAAAACTTATTTGACTCAGATGAAAACGGGAAATTAAAATGCTGGGGTTTAAATGAAAAAGGTATAGAATATTATAATAATAAATTAAAACCAAAAACCAAAAATGAAATTGATTTGATAAGAGAAGAAATGAATTCTTTAATTTTAGAGAATTTATCTTATAAAGAACATATAAAAAATATGAGGCTTAAAAATGATTCTTTAACTTTGTCTTTGAAAGACAAAGAAATGGAAATAATAAAAATGGAAAATGAATATTTAAAATTAAAAATTAAAGATTTAATATAGATGAATAACATAAACACAAAATTATTTGATTGGATAGGTGGTAAAAAATGGCTTGCCAATACACTAACCGCAGAAGCTAATAGAATTATTACTGATAATAATATAAAATGTTATGTTGAACCATTTTGTGGTAGCCTTGGAGCCGTAATCGGCTCCATTGAGCTTTTCCAAAAACTCGGCATAGAAAAAATAATACTAAATGACATAAACACTAATTTAATTAATGTTTATCGTATGGTTAAACTATGCCCAGAAGAATTATTCCAAAAACTTTCCGAAATAGAAATAGGACACATTTCTTTAATACCAGAAGAAGCATTCGAGTTAAATAAAACTAGAGATAAAGAAAGGCTTAAAATTTTAATGTTAGATGCTAATAATTATTACTTAAATATAAGAACTCAATTTAATCAAATTAAAGACAATCCGGAGCATATATTATTATCGTCAGCACAATTCCTATTTATAATGTATAGGGCTTTTAATGGGCTTTATAGAGAGAATAAAAGTGGGTTAAATAACTCTCCATATGGATGGACTAATAAAAAAATTAATTTAGAAAATCGCTATAATACAATTATGGAGTTTAATAAGTTTTTTAACAAAATGAACGTTTTGTTCCATAACAAATCTTATGATGTATTTATAGAAGAATATAAACATTTGAAGTCCGAAAGTCTTTTTTATTTTGACCCACCCTATATGAATAAATCTATAAAGGAAAATTCTTACAGTAAAGATGGGTTTAATATAGAACATCAAACTAAATTACTTAATTATGTTAAGGAACTTGATTATATAATATATAGCAACCATGATTTAGATTTATTTAAAGAATTTTTTAGTAATGAAAAGTATTTTGCCAAAACTGTCTATCGTAAAAATAATATCAGTGCTGATAATCATACAAGAGATAATGACGCAGCGGAAATATTAGCATCCACAAAGTAGTAAAATTACAAAAACAAAATAAAGATCTATCCATATAAATTAAAAATAATAATTTATATGGAAAAGAAAAATTTATTCCAAATAGCAAGAGAAAACGCTTTATATAAAATATGTGACGGCTGCGGTGAAAAAAAATCAATTGATGAATTCAAGAAGACTAATAAATATTGTAATGGTTGTCCTAAAGTAGAAGAAATAAGAGAGCAATATAAGAAGAGTCACGTAGAAACTAATGGTGAAACTATACAAGGTATAGAAGATATAAATTTAGATGATTTCTTTAAAGACTTATAATATATAAATATATAATTTATGCCATTACCACATTTTGGAGGAAGTCCGTATATTCCCGGAAATTATATAGAATATATTTATATAGGCGAAGATTTAGATGCATCGGAATATATTTGGGATAATAATTTATCAATAACATTGTATAAAAATACTTCATATAGGTTATATGATAGATATATTAAAGGTTCATGTGACGGTGAATTTATAAATTTTTATATAAAAGATTGTAATAAGTATTTCGTCACTAGAGTTAAATTTAAGGAATTACTTATTAATGAAACTATGATACCTTTATCGGTGTTTAGAGAAAAAAGGATTGATGAAATATTAAATGATTAATGATGATATTAAATCTATTGTAGATAGGTATTTATTTAAACCAAATACACCAGATACTATCAATAGTATCACTGAAGAAATAAAATTTTTTTTAAATAAAAAACTTGATGAAGATGTAATTGAATCTTATGGTAAGATAGATGTGCGTATGCGTGATAGAGATACTATTTTTATAAACATTACTCCTGAAATTAAAATTAAATCTAAAATAGTTAAATATATCTATATTGGAGAAACTATAGAAAAAGATTTATTTAAATTAAACCATGGACAAATTTATGAAGTAAAATGTGACGCATATAGTTTAACACCTGAAACTTTAACACTTGAAACAGGATTTAAATTACCACAAAGACAAAGTGGTGAATTAGGTAGAGAAATTTTTAAAAAATTATTCGAAACTAACAAGTTTATTACATTAGCTCAATATAGAGATGATAGAATTAATCAAATATTAGAGGATTAATGTATAATTGTTATACTCATCTACTAAACCTTTTAATTCAAACCCCATTTTTTGATAAAGACTATTAGCTACTGTATTAGACACTTCGGTATTAAGTTCCATAACTTTACATCCTCTTTGTTTAGCTCTATTAATAGCAGAAACCATTAATTTTTTGCTATAACCTTTTCCTCTCCATTTTTCTAAAACGGCTACGGAAAAAACAGAAGCTTTACCATCTGCTGAAAAGCATAAGATTAAGCTACCAACTTGTTTATTATTTTCGGTAATGTAAAGTAATTCGGAATCTAAATTAACACTATTAACATCTATAAAGTGGTTATTTTCGGTGATTTGGGTAAATTTATTCATAATAAATATATATTTTAAACTTTTCTATAAATATATATTTAATATAAAAGTCAAGAAATTAATGATTAAAAATTTTAATATAAAGTCTAAATTACAATCAAAAAAATATAGCCTGCAATTTTTACCAAAGTCAATTGAGAAATTATCTACCGAAACTTTTATAATTTATAATGGTAAAAAATTAAAACCAGCTTTCATAATAGATATAGTTCATAATTTATTATTAAGGTATTACTTCAAAAAAGAAAATCTATTTAATTTATCATCTCTTATATTAAAGGAAAAATATGGTTATTTATATAACTACTATATGGATTATTTAGTTAAAAATGATATACTGTATATTTCTAAAGAATATATGCAAGGTAAAAATGCCAGAGTATATAAACTACATAATCATATAATAGAAGAGCAAATTCTACGTTATAAAAATTCAGATCCATCTTTATTAAAAAAATATAAAAGTGCTGTCAGTGCTATTGATAATAGTGATATTGTTAAAAATAGTATATTCCCAGAGATAAAACAAAAAATAGTAGCTGATTTATTTACTACATCTATTGATTTCGAAAAGGCTATTTATTATTTAAATAATACAATACAAGATTCTGATTCATTCAATAAGAATAAATACTCGGTTGAATCTATATATGATAAGCATATATTTTATCATTTTGATAAATATGGACGGGTTCATACTAACTTCACTATATTAAAATCATTTATAAGAAAGAATTGTTTATTGATAAATGGTGTTGAAACGGCTGAAATAGATATTTCTAATAGTCAACCACTTTTTTTATCAAAGATAATAAATGAAGAAGGTATTGGTATAGAAGAGAAAGAGCTTAGTGTATTTAATTATTTAGTATATCATGGTAAATTTTACCAATTTTTAATGGATAAATCAAATATAAAAGACAAAAAAGAGTGTAAAGAATTAGTTTATGTAACTATATTCGGTAGGAATAATTCTAAAATAAGAAATGCGTTTGCTATACTATTTCCTTCTATTTATAGATTTATTATAGATTATAAAACAGCATACGGTGATTATAGGATTTTATCACATAAATTACAAAATGAAGAGTCCAATTTTATTTTTAACCAATTGATTAAAAAAATAGCGATTATAAATCCAGAAATTAATGTAATTACCATACACGATAGTATTATTGTAGAGAAACAATATGAGGAACAAGTTCAAAATTTAATGAATTCTATGTTAGATATAGAATTTGGATTTATAAATAAGAATTATAAATTCTAACTTTTTAATATATACATAAAATAAATCTCATAATGATCAACCTTAACGACATCAATTTATCATTCTTAATGGCTTCGCCAGAAATCGTTGGTTTATCTCAATTAGAAAACAATCATAGAAATAATACATTTTTAAATATGTTATATTCTATGAATTATTCTATTGTGCCTATTTATGCTTATGATAAAGGTGTTTATGAAAAGAATTATTTAGCAATTTGCTCCGAAGATAATGATAAACTAAGACAAGAATCTATATTTATGATGAATCAATTTCATAAAAATGATATTTTTGTTAAATATAGAGGACATGATATTTTAACTAAAATTAATTTTAAAGGAGATGAATATCCAATAGAAGTTAATTACTATGATAGTAATGAAAATAATAAAGTATTTATACATGACGGTGTTTCATTCACATTAAATGAAAAAAAACGTTATATTTTTCCTAAAACTAAAGAAGATTTAAAAGAAGGTATGATTGTTGAGTATTTCAATAATAATAATTGGTATCAAAAAATTGTTACTAATTTAGATATTGAATACGACAAGATGTATAAATTATTAATGAAATACGAAAAAATAAGAGTTTGTTATTAGTATGTTTAACTCGGAAGAATTTTTAAGAATAGCTAATCGAACACAAGAAACTATGTTTCTAAAAGAGGAACATAGTATTAGCGAATCTGATAAAAAAAGAATTATAGATTATATTAAAGAAAATGATTTAGATTATATGGTATCGGAAGAAAATCATATATTTAGATTTTTTATTACGTCATATGACAGATATTTATATCAATTTTTAAAATATAATGAGCAATATATAGTTATTAAAACAGACACAAAATTAGGTGGCTCAGGTTCACCAAAATCATTTAGATACTCTTATTATAAAAACTTACAACAAGTTATAGAACATTTATCCTATACAGATAGCAGTTTGTATAAAGTCTGGTGGGAAGTATTAGATGGTATTGGACGCCCATCATCTGTTAATATAGGATTTATAAAAGAAGGATATACTGATGAGTGGTTTAAAGAGTTCATTAAAACTAATGAGTGGTATGGTATGGATGAGGAACAATACAAATGCCTTGTTTATGAAAAGAAAATAAATATAAAAGTTATATCTCCACATAATACACTACATGAAGTTAGTTTATTTAATGATTATGCGCCAACTGATATGGATAAATTGTATATGGAAATACATCCTATTAGTGTGCAGGAAAGTAATGAATCTTATTTTGTTAAAATACTTATTAATAATGAGGAAGTATTAAAAGAGTATATAAAATATCGTGTTCATCGTAAAAAAGGATTAAAAATATTTTTAGAAGAATTATTTAACAATAAAAATCAATATGTTCAATTCAAATAAAAAAGCACCAAATTGGTGCTTTTTTATTTGAATTGACAACTTCATAGCCACAACCAAAGAAAGTTTATATAATATATAGTATATGAAAAAACAAGAAAAAAACTATTTAAAATTTTTAAAAAATGCCAATATTAAGCATAATAATTTTTATGATTATGACAAATTTACTTATGAAACTGCAAGAATAGCAGGGACTATTACATGCCCTATACATGGCGACTTTCAACAAAGACCAGATAACCATTTACAAGGTAAAGCATGTAAATTGTGTGGTATAAGCAAATTGAAAACTCTTTTTACCAAAACAAAAGAAAAATTTATTGAAGAATCAAATTTAATACACAATAATAAATATAATTACTCTAAAACAGATTATATTAATGATTCAACCAAATTAATTGTAATATGTCCTATACACGGAGAATTTGAACAATTAGCTAATAAGCATATAAATGGTAGAGGATGTCCTAATTGTAAAGGTGATAAATTTACCAAATCAATGAATACAAAATATAGCAAAATATTCATTGATAGAGCAAAAAAAGTACATGGTGATAAATATAATTATTCTAAAGTTAACTATAAAAAATCAAGTGAATCAATTATAATAATATGTCAAAAACATGGTGAATTTAAACAAATTCCTTACAATCATTTAATTGGTAAAGGTTGTAAACTATGCAAGAATTCACATGGAGAAGTAAAAATAGAAAATTATCTTTGTAGCAAAAATATTGTTTTTAAAAGAGAAAAAACTTTCATAGACTGCAAAAATAAAGAAGCATTACCATTTGATTTTTATTTAGAAAAATATAACTTAATAATTGAATTTGACGGAGAACAGCATTTTAAGCCTATGGGATATTTTGGTGGAGAAAAAAAATTGTTATATACACAACAAAATGATAAAATAAAAAACGAATATTGCCAAAATAACAATATTCGTTTAATAAGGATACCTTATACAGAAGTTGACAATATTGAAAATATATTAACTAAACTGATTTAATTTACCAATATTTGGTAAAGACATGTCAATATGTTTTTTTAATTGTTCTTTTGTAGTATTTTGAAAATGATTTAAAATTTGTAGATTTCTTTGGTATAATTTCATATCTATTTTTGCTTTCTCGTGATAAAAGTGATAGCATCTGTTAGATAAAGTTGTGTGTGTTAAAAACGTCTTGACCTTTAAGGATTGAAAGTCATCTTCACCACCCCATGATATGAAGTCCTGATTCCATCCACCAATTTCATATAATTTTTCTTTTTTGAACATTATAATACCACCACATAAAGGAACTTTTTGTATATCATCAGCAGCTTCTCCCCTACCGATTCTATCAATTTGTAATATACTATTTAAATCCATTTGTGCCTCTTGTGGTGTTAAATCTACAACAGAATTATATGGATTTACACAATCATAATTATCTAATGCTTGAACACCTTGGATAAAAGAATTTGGATGAATGATTAAATCAGAGTCACCAAATATAATAATAGGTGTCGTGATATATCTTGTAGCTACATTAAATGCCCAAGCTTTATTAAATGGTAATTCACTTTTAATAAAAACATGTTTAACTCTTAAATTAAGTTCGGCTATTTTAGATACTTTATCCTGTTCAACTAAAAGTATTTCTAAACCTTGGAAAGGTTGTAGCCATTCTAAAACTCTTCTTAAATTTTGAAGTCTATCTGGCTTATGTTGATACGCAATAACATATGTTATTTTGGGTATATTTTGTAATTCCATTTAATTTTTATTTTTTATATCAATAAAAAATAAAAGGTTTAAAAAAGCCCACCAAATTTGGTGGGCTTTTATTATGACTTTATTATTCCTGGATTTTTGTAAGCTTTTTGCTCTACTATTTCAAGTAATTGATTTGGAGTTAATTGGTTTTTATCCCAACCTTTTTTTCTCGCATAATCATTAATAAATCTTTCTCTTAACATAGTTAAGTCATCCTTTGATAAATTGTTTGTACTTTTTATTAAATTTTCATTATTCATAATTTTTCGTTATTTTTTTATATATTAAATAAAAAATCTATGTTTTTACTTGTTTTTGTGAAAAAATCTTTGTATCTTTGCACGACAAATAAATTTATCAATGGTCATAAAAGTAAAAGGCAAGCTTAAATTCCAACCAGAGAATAAGACTAAAAAACATGATAAGCAAGATTGGAAAAAAATTGCAATGATTATGTTAAAGTGTGATATAGATAATTATTACGCTTGGTTTCTTAATAAAAGATTTAACTTAGATTTTGTTAAAAATTTAAGGGGAGCACACGTCACTATTATATCCGATAGAGTTAATCCAGAAGTGTTTGAACAAGCTGCTGGAAAATTTGAAGGTAAAGAAATAACATTTTTCTATGAATTAGAACCAAGAACTAATACTAAACATTGGTGGTTAAGAGTTCATTGTCCAGAAGCAGAAGAAATAAGAGAAGCAATGGGTTTGAGTAAAGAACCATATTTCGGATTTCATCTAACAATAGGTTATATGAATGAGAGAAATATAGGACACTCTGGTTATATTTATAATACTATTAAAAAGTTTGGACTATTAAGTTCTGAGCCAAGAAAACCATTATCTGAACATAAAATAATAGACTTTTATGAAAAAGATAAATTACAAATAAAATAATAAATTATGCCAGAATGGGCTGAAGTAAAAATTAGTGCGGATTTTATTAATGTTAATTCAAAAGATAAATCATTTACTAAACTATATCATGTAGAAAAGGGCAATGCTGCGATTTTAGATACGAAATTTAATAACTTTATAATCGAAGCTAACACTAATGGGAAAGAATTGCAATTATCGCTTAAACAAGATAATAAAATTATACCTATCTATATTTTTATGGGTATGAGTGGTGGATGGAAATATATAAATACTAATGATTGGAATAATATTAAATTCACAAGACTTCGGTTTGATGATAACATCGGTAATTCTTTATCATTATATGGTGGTTTCTTGGGGCCGAAATATTCAATAGGTTCACCATTTAAATCCTCTAAAAGAGGCCCAGATCCAGTAAAAGAATTTGAATTATTTAAGAAAAATATATTAGATAATTTAGATAAAAAGGCATTTAGTAAGCCTATATATGAGGTATTACTGAACCAAGAGTATTTTAATGGAATAGGTAATTATTTACGTTCTACTATACTTTATTATTTAGATGAGAATCCATTTATAGATGCTAAGACGATTATAAAAAATAATCCTAAAATATTAGATTTATGTAATGAAATCCCCTTAAAAGCATATTATTTAAATGGTGGTCAATTACGAGATTGGCAAAATCCATTTGTAAAAGATTCAACTGAATTTGATGATTGGGTTTTTTACCAAAAAGGAGAATCAATAAAAGATTCAAATAATAGAACATTTTGGTATAATAAAAAATGGAAATAACTATCACTAGTGATAGTTATTTCCATTTTTTATTATTATATTAGTAATTAGATACTGAAAGGATATACTTCATTACCAGTATTTACTGGGCCCAATGGTAAATAGTTTAGAACTACTGTATAGTTATTTAATCCACCTGAAAAAGTAACACCATTTGCAGAAGCAGTTGCAAAGCTACCACCAGCGGCACCAGCAACGATTGTATTACTTATTGTAGTAGTGTTATAAAAATTACCAGTATTTGTTGGAGCTGTAAATACTAAAGAAGTAGTACCACTTAATGCAACGCTAAATCCAGCAGCCGCGCCAGTAAAATTTAAACAACTTGCACTAGCGATAAGTGCTGTAAAGAAGTTAGATATTGTTGGAGCCAATGTTGTCGAACTAGTTGCATTTATTACTGTTACTCCTTTAATTTGAACTTTAAGATTAGTAGAAGAAGAAACCGTACCACTATAATTATAAGTTAAAGTTGGTTGTGTATATGTTGTAGTGGAAGATGTTCCTAATGTCCCAACTGTCAACTTAATAAGATCATACGGAACTTCTTCTCCGGTTGTTGCTGAATTAGAGTCATATAATCCCTGATATGAATTGCTGCTAGTAAGTGAAGCTACTATTGAGTTAGAGAATCCATCTATGGAAAAAGTTGCACCTGCTGTACCAGCAATTCTTAACTTGAAATAAGTTAATGACATACTTAAAGTAGGTCCTGCGTAAGTTAGATTATCAATATTGAAATAAGGTCTTGACATAGTTATATTTTTATTTTGTTATAGTATATATATTATTTTTAAAATGCATTTTTATTAGTTTTTATGTCCTAAATGTATAAGTTTCCACAACACGATTAACTTGATATAAAGTTCCATATCCACCTGGATTATATATACCCGTATTATACGGATATCCACCATTTAGGAATGATGTACCACCAGTTAATCCAATTCCTTGTGGTTGGTTTAGTGGATAATTTATATAAGGTGATTTTAAAAAAGAAAATGTTAAATTATAAGTAGTTGAAGCTGATAAACTTAATGAAAATGTATAAGTTGACCTTATACCAAATGAATTAGCATAAGATAATGTCACGCCTGTCCAAAATCCAGCTATACTAATAGAAGCACCACCTAAAAAATTGGAATAATCCGCATTAAATGATACTGTGCCACCAGAATAGGTCATAGAATTTATATTAAAATATGGTATAGACATAAATAAATTGTTTTTATTATATATTAAATTATTAAATGGTAAAAATAGCTAAAAATAAAAAAGCCTTCTTTTTCAAGAAGGACTTTTTTATTATATTTAACTTTATATTAGTTAAGGTATTGAGCTGCGTCATTTACAACGATAGTCATAAATTGCTTTTGTGGATACCAACCCACTTCTGCTACTGCATAACGGCTTCTTAAAAGCATTCTTGGAGCAAATGTTGCTTCAGAGATGATGCTGATTGATTGTGCCATTAAGTAAGGTACAAATATGATACCTGGTTGGTCTGGGTTATTCTTTCTACCAATAACAACTCTATTATCATTATACTTCATATATGGATCAACATATATTTGAATATCACCAATTTGTCCTACTGGATAAAGTTGTCCAGAGCTATTTAATTTAGATTTAAGAGGGTTAATTGTGTAACCAGCTATATCCATTAAAGAAGCTGCAAGAGCACCATTTGTTACTGCGAATTGTGCAGGGCCTACACGACCTTCTGTTGCGATGTAGTTAGAAGCGTGAACCATTTTAGTGATTAATTTTCTTTGTACAGCGTGTGTAGTTTCACCACCTGGTCCAGCTTGAACGTAAGCAGTATCTAAGTCGAATATTGTAGCACTTGAAATAGAGTTGTAAGCAGTATTACCAACATAAAGAGGAGCTGATTGTCTGTTTAAACCACCCATTTCGAAGATTTTACCAACGATTTGTTTAGAAATTGTTTGAGATAATTCATTAACAAGGATTGATTCCATTTTTTGAACGATGTCCATACCTGTGTTAGCTTTAATATCTTCAATTTCTGTTCTTCTTAATGCAGAAGATACTTCAATTGTACCAACAGCGATTGATTTAGAAGAAATCTTTGGACCAATTTGACCCGCATAGATATTTTCTTCTTGAGCACGATCCATTGGATATCTACCACCACCATTAAAGTTTGATACATAACCTGGAATATGATCTTCTAAAGCTGAGATTAAAGATATAACTAATGTTCCGCTAAACGCAACACCAAATGCTTGAGATATTTGAGATAACATTGATGATGTTGCACTGAAAGTATTTCTTTGTGGATCAAAGCCCCATACTGTGTTAGCAGATGTAGTTGATCCTACATAAGGATAAGCTAATGTTTGAGCAGTATTTGCTTGTTTGTACGCTCTGAACATTGGATAACCATCAATTCTAGAATAACCTAAGAATTCTACGATACCAGCTACGCTTAAACCAGCAGTATTTGGATCAACTGTAGTCCAATATAAGTTAGAGTTATTAGAGAAAGTACCTGGATTATTATTAATCTTAGTGAAAATTCTTGCTGGTGTGCCATCTAATTTAGTTAAGCCACCTACTGATTGAATAATAGAAGCTGCAGATAAAGCAGTAGAAACTGTACCAGTAAAAGTAGAAGTGTTTGTTACACTTGTAAAATCTAGTTTAAATACTGTTGGTCTTTCATCTGAACTACCCATGTTACCTTCGTCATATTGGAAATCAATATAAAGTAAGTCCATTTTAGGACCTGGAGTTGGCTTTACAGCAACTAAATCTAAACCTATTGTTTGAGCAGCAATTTTCATCGCAACTGGTAATAAGTTTTGTCCTAAGTCACCAGAACCTAATGTACCGCCGTTACCAGAACCTGCTGTATTTGTTCCCCAGTTAGTACCTATTGTAGTACCTGGTAATAATGATGCTTGTGGTGCGGTAATTGTACCTAAGCCTGATACGTTTGATACGTTAGCATATGCGTTTTCATTAATTGCATGATATTCAGCATATTCCGCCATCCAATCGATTCTGTCTTCGCCAATAACGCCCATGTTTTCCAATACTGGAGCCCATTTGTTAATAGCTTTTTGTTTGTCTATACGAATGTGATTCATAATTTTTTTTTATTTTTTTTTATAAAGTATATATAACTTTTAAAAACCTTTATTTTATCAAGAGTGGATTTTTTATAGTTTGTTTACCTTATAATAACTACACATTTTATGTGTTATAAATATATATCAAAGAAATAATCCTCCCTTTAGAAGAGAGGATTATTTATTAATTTTGTTTAAATTATTTTAAACTCTTAATTCTTTCTAAGATTGAATTAACATCTTTATCTGAAAGTTTATCTTCTTGGATTAAAGAATCATGGTTTACTAAAGTCTTAGTAGATTCATTTTTCTTTAAATTTCTAGTATACCAGAAATGTTCAATTGAAGATTCAGTTGTTAAATCATAACCTAATTTAGCTTGAGATAAAATTGATTTCTTTGCAGATTCATTTAAATTTTCCCACATAGGTTTAACTGATTCTGGAATTAATCTTACAATTTTTTCTTCCATAGTTTCAGATTTAACTGATAATGCTTCTTGAACTAGCTTTAAAACGTCACCATTGTTGAAGTAAGATTTACCGTTAATATGTATTTTAACAGATTCTTGTTCTTCATTTGTTAAGCTATAGTAGCTATCAACTTGTGACTTATTTAAGAACTTTAAGAAATGTAAATCATTTGATTCAACTGCTTTACGTTTTTTAGCCTCAGCAATTAAATTATCTATTTGTGAAGATAATTGAGAATCAGATTCACCTGTAAATGAAGGAATAGCTGGTTCAGCTTCAGTAGTTTCGATAGTAACATTTGTTACGTCAACCATAGGAGCATCAACTGTTGGTAATTCGTTAGTAACTTCAATTGAAGGTGCATCAATAAATATTGGTGCTTCTTCAGTTGGTTCTTCTTCCAATACTTCTTCAGTTTCGAATGAAGTTGGTTCTTCTATTTCATTTTCAAACCCCCACTCTTCTAATGTTGGTATTGCAGAAGATGATGCATCTTCATTAATTTTATTACCATTTAATTTTTCTGAAATTAAACCAGCATAAGAAATAGCTTTATCTAAGTTTTCAGCAATATATTCACCATAAGCGATATTTTCATCTAAATGTTCAGCAATGTATTCAGAGTAAGCAATGTTGCCTTCAACATGTTCAGCTAAATATTCCGAATAGGCAATTGCATTATCTACACTTTCAGCGATATATTCACCATAAGCGATAGATTTATCTAAGTTTTCAGCGATATACTCACCATAAGCGATAGATTTATCTAAGTTTTCAGCGATATACTCACCATAGGCAATAGTTTTATCTAAGTTTTCAGCTATATATTCACCATAAGCAATAGTTTTATCTAAGTTTTCAGCAATATATTCTGTATAACCAATAGTTTTATCTAAGTTTTCAGCAATGTGTTCAACATAAACAATATTTTGATCAACTTTTTCAGCAATATATTCACTATAACCGATAGCTTTTTCAAGATTTTCAGTTAAGTAGTCATTATGTTGAATTAATTTTTCAGAAGTTTCTCTTAAATTTTTATTTTCATTAACCACTACTTGTACAGTTTCAGCTAAATAGTCTAAATATTTAACCATTTGAGAGTTAGTGCTGTTTAATACTTCGTAGTATTCAAGAAGTTTTTCCAACTTTTTAGGATCCATATTACCCTTTTTAACGGCTTCATTTACAGATTTCTTAATTTTAGCTATCTCGTCAATTAAATGGTTAGAATAATCAGAGATTTGTTCTTTTGTAACATAATCATTGTTGTTCATGTTGAAAATATCATTAATTTTTGACTCGTCATTCATTTCATAGATTCTGAAATTAGAGTTATTTGAATAATTTAAAGATTCATTTATTGAACTCATTTTAGCGGAACCAAAACCTGGGTCAGCTACGATGTCATAAGTGAATAATTTTTTAAGAGTTACAGTTCCGTCATTCTCGGTAACACCTGCTGCTCTAGAAGAAACGAAAATAGGACACTGGTCTTCAACCAATGCTCTTGCTTCTTTTCCCCAAAATGTTGATAATAATTGAATTTTACCCTCAATTCTATTTGCCTCTTTATTAAAAATAGCTTCTTTCACAACGTGTGAAGCTCTTTGTAAAGAAGTATCAAATACATCTGGATGGTCAAATTCACCATAAACACCCATGTTAGTTATTCTGTAGTTAAGTTCTTCTAAGCATGGTAGAAATCTTGGGGCAGTATATATTCTTTCATTACGATTTTTAATATCGAATTCAGTGAAAGTACCACCTAATAAATAAGACTTCTTACCATTAGAACTAACAAATTCCTCATTTAAACTTAATGGATTATTATTGTTTTCAATAATCATTACTGGTTTCATTTGTTATAGTTTATTTTTATAGTATATATATCATACCTTTTATGCCTATTTTAAAAACGATGGACTTTTTATCATTAACATCCTTGGGGATTACAATAGAATATAAAATAGTGCGGACTTTTTATAAACATTTTTAAATAATTATATATAAGATATATGTATAAAATAGAAATTTATCCGATAATAAATGAGAGTATATTACCTCTCTATTACGGAAGTATAGATAATAATAAATTGTTTGGAACAATTGAAGATATTTTTAATGGAGAATATATAAAATTAAATGATGTTACACATAATATAAAAGAAATTATTGTGGAAAAAGACAAAATGTCTGCTATTATTGAATTCACTGATTCAAAATTAGGAAATCATGCGAGAGTTATAACTAATAGTATAAACTTAGAAAATATTCATCTTAAACCATATTTTATTAATGAAACAAATTTAGGATTAAATCTAAAATCTAAGAATAAACTTAGAGGTGTTGTTTTATAATATATAAAAATAAAAAATCAATGATACTAACAAAAGAAGTTACCGTTAAAATAAATGAATCTAATTATGAACACTATGAAGAATGTGGTTATAGCGTTAGTATTGGTGACACTATAGTTATTCCACCGGGACTTTTATCTACTGGTAGTCACTATAAAATTTTATGCAAATGTGATTTTTGCGGCAAAGAAAAAGAAGTTATGTATAAAAATTACATAAAATATGACAATGTATGGGGTGAATATAATTGCCGTAAATGTTCTGAGCATAAAAGAAGAAAATCTTTAAATGAAAGTTACGGTGTAGATTATCCGATACAAAGTAAAGAAATAAGAAATAAAATACAAACTACATTAATAGAAAAATATGGTGTAGATAACCCTAAAAAGAAAAAACCTTAACTAATGTTAAGGTTTTTTCTTTTTTAAAATTCAAATTCAGTTGTCCCACCTTGTGCGCCTGCTTGCCCACCCTGTGGTGGAGGAGTCTGCGCTCCTGCTTGTCCGCCTTGTGCTGGTGGTGTTTGACCACCTACTTGTCCACCTTGTGCTGGTGGTGTTTGACCACCTACTTGTCCACCCATTTCTCCACCAGGAGCACCACCCATTTCTCCACCAGGAGCTGCACCTTGTGCACCAGGAGCTGCACCAGCTGCTTTAGCTTTGAGCCAAAAGGCATTATTTTCTTCAATTTCTTGTTGAGATAATTTTAATATATTAGTAACAATGAAATCAACGTGAAAATATGGTGTGCCGTCTGCTTTTTGGAAAGCAAGTATATTAGTAGCCGCTTCTATTTTCTTTGTATATGTTTTGATTCTTTTCCATTCTTCGATAGTTTGATTAGAACTAAATACTATATCAATTTGATTTAAAAATATTTCATCATCTTTTAATTCTGGAAATTCCATACACATTTGTAATTTTAAAGGCTTAGTTATTATTTCTTTAAAATTAGCTCTTTGTCTTCCGACAAAATTAGCAAATTGTTGTTCTTCCTGACTCACATCAGCTGAATCCATAGTAAATATACTACCACCACCACTTTCCATTTCAAATCTTGGGAATGGAATTTTAGAAGCTCTCTTTAATGCATTAGAAAAATATTTCAAAGTTGTTTCCTCATTTAAGTCATTACCAGTTGGAGATACTAATTCAAATGCTGGTGTTCCCTGATCACCATCTGGAAACCATAATTGTTTATTGTAAGGTAAATGTTTACTACCATTGATACTTAATGTACCTAAAGAATCATCCCATTCAATATGTTCGGAATAATTAGCTATTAACTGACCGATTTGTTCCTCAGCCTTTTGCCTTGATAAACCTTTAGTTGGTATAGTAAATTTTTGATAAATCTGAGCATTAATAATATTATACATTATTCTTGTTTGCTCGATTATCTTCAATTGATTATAAGGTTTAATTAAACCTTCTATATAAGAAGTTTCTGTAAAATCATTTTGAGTAGTATAAGATATAAACACTAATTGCGAATCTAGAAATATTCTTCTTAATTGTGGATCTTCTGGATATTGTATCCATAAATTACCTATTGTAGGCTCATATGAAGGAACTAATGTATCAGGACGCATTCTATTAAATGCGATAATATTTTGTTTTTTATCATCCCATACAATTTCCATAGCTACAAAACCATCAATTAAGAAATCTCGCATCATATTCCATGCTGTGATGCCATCTGAGAACCCAAATCTATTATATATCTTTTCAAAATATTCTTGATATTTATTTCTTATATCAGATGAGTAATTACTAGACAAAGGTTTTGGACTACAAAAGTCTTGACCATTGAATATGATACACTCATCCGATACAATTGCGATGTAATCTCTTATTAAATCTTTAATAGAATATTCTCTTAATATTCTTCTTTTATCTGAATATGATTTATCTAAATAAGGTATTGACTTTTTGTTTAAAACCTGAGCTACAGCTCTTTGGCTAAAAAAGTCATACATAGAATTATTTTTCTGTGATAAAGGATCTTCATTCATACCTATACCTACGGTATTTCTAGCGATCATATCATCATATTTCATACCAAAACTACTTAAATTTCTAAGTAATCTGTTGAATACTCCTTTATTTTCACCAGCTGCGGCGGCAATATTCATATTGCCCTGATTTGTTGGATTATAACTTGCCATATTTTTAATTATTTTTTATTTAATTATTTTTTATTTAATTATTTTTAATTATTTTATATATTACAAGTTGCGTCCTTCCTATTTTAACAATCTTGTATATTAGCCATTATATATTAAAATATGGTAAATAATAAAACCGGCTATTAGCCGGTTTTATTATTTACCATATTTTTCATAAGATTTCCTAACTCTTTCTATATGCTTTTCTAATGCATCATAATCATTTGAAATATCTTTTTCCAGATTATAGAAATCATCTATAACAGAATTCATCATCTCATTATGTCTTTTATCTCTATCGTTTATTTTCTTTTTCCAAATACTATATAGTTTTTTTGGGTCATATTTATTTTTTGGAAACCCAGAATATAAAAATTGTGGTATTAGAGAATTTTTTATTTTATGAACTTGTTGAATTTGTTTCATATTATATTCAACTAAAGCATATTCATAACCATATTGTAATAAAACTTTATACACCGCTTGATAATCAGTTTTTAATAAAGTATCTCCTTCTAAATCTTTTTTAGTAATATATCTATCAAATATAGTTGCCCTAACTTGTAATGGTATAAAATTTAGATTTAAAGCATAAATTACAACTAAATTATCAAATTTTCTAAAATCGACCGTAAATACTGGTGAGTATTGCATCCAATTAGAATCGTCTTGATATTGTAGAAAATAAAATCCACCTAATTGCATCTGCCCAACTCTAATACTCATAATTTCTTTTGAAGTCTTTTGATATCCCTCATAGAAAAGCATCGTATTACTTTTGTAATTTTCAGCAATATTTTTGTCTTGTTCTTTTAACCTATTTAATAACTCTCCCATAATAGTATATATTTAAAAGTTTAATATATACTAAAAAAATTACATACATATATGTTAAATTCAGCACCTAATAAAAATACTAAATTTAAACAAGGACTATTTATTCCAAAAAATAAAATTAAGATAATTAAATTAAATAACCAAGGTGGGCTCTACTATAGAAGTTCATTAGAACAAAAATTTATGATTTATTTAGATAATAATGAGAATATAGTTCATTGGAATACAGAATTAATTAAAATTCCTTATACTAAAAATGCTTGGAATAATAGACTAATGGAGATGACACTATCGGAGCATACATATTTTCCAGACTTTTATTATGAACTAAAAAAAGCTGATGGCTCTATATCCAGAGTTGTAGCTGAAGTAAAAGCAGAGCATGAAACACAGCCGCCAAAATTGCAAGCAAGTCCAACAGCAAAACAAATGAAAAATTTTGAATATGCCTTAAAAGAATACTCAAAAAATCTAGATAAATGGAAATATTGTATAGAGTGGTGTAAAAGAAAAGGATTTGAGTTTGTAATAATTACCGATAGACATTTAAATCCAGGTAAAATGAAAAGAAAATAATTAAATGATTAAAGCCGCTCAATTGAGCGGCTTTAATCATTTAATATCTCATCTATTCTCTCATCTCTTAATACTGAGAGTAATTTAAAATGTTCTTTAGAGATACTTTCTCTAAATCCACCATCATTTACTAAATTGTAATTTTTAGTTTGCTTAACATGAAGTTGATTCTCCATATCAATTGCGTCATATATTTTACCTATAGTAAAGTGTCCTAAAAAACTATAAATACAAATTACTTTAAGTGGATAAATACATCCACATCCTTCTATATTACACATTGAATGATAACATTATATATAATATAATACTTATTATAGCTTCGATTAGTTCATACCATCTATAAACTTTGCCTCTAATTAAAGGATATATGAAATACTTTATTAATCCCATAATAGATAATATCATGTAAATCCATTTGCCAGTAAATAAACCAAATACTAACCAAACTGGATATAATAGCTTTAACAGATAAAATATCCAAGAATATTTGACTATTTTATCGTTGATTTTTTTATAAAGTAATTCATTTTTAGATATATGGTAATATTTCATCCATATAAATAATAGTCCTAAATATCTCATAGTATAACTATTTCTTCTAATTTTATTAGATTATTTAATTCAAAAGAAAGTAATCTATAACTTTCCTTTATAAGCTCGAAAAGATTATCATTTATCATAACCTCTATTGACTCACCCACAGGTCGGTCATATTCATAAGGAACTTCCTTATCATTTTTTCTTTGCTCATATATAGAAGTTATATATTTATTACGGTCTTCTTCGGTAAGGTGTAGCGAGCATCCATCAGGACGAATGCCCCAACCTCTTTCGGACTCCTCCCAATATTGTAAATACACTTTTTTCATAAAGTAAAGATACAATTTTTTTGTGAATTAAAAAAATAAATTTGATTGCTTTTCAAATCTATTAATAACTAATTTACCAAAATCATTTTCGGTTTCTACTTTGTCGGAAAATATGCTATAAGGGCGGACATATATGCTTCCAAAATTAATTGATTTGTAAACTACTAATTTTTCACCTGTTTCGGTATGTGTTGCCATACTTACTATTTCATAAGTTCCACCTTTATAGTGTGTGTATATTTCTCCAGGTAATGGTAATTTGTTGTTGATTATGTTCATAAAAAAAATTGATTATAATATTTTATAATCAATTTTTAATAAGTTTTATTTATTTGTTAAATAGAGTGTAATCCTTGTCCTTGATTAGAACCTTCTAATGATATAAGTTTTATCTTATGTTCGGCATCACCTTTTTTCTTATAAAGTTGATTGAATCCTTTTGCTAATCCTCTCTTAAAAATTTCAGTGAAGTATGCAAAAGCATTTCCATCAGATTTTTCTTCATTAAAGTTATACCAGTTATCAAACATATCTAATAAACCAGATTGATAGCAATCCATTTTATCATCAGTAGACCAGTATCTCATTTTTTTAATTGTTTTCTTCGCTAATAATTCTAGCATCAATTTGGCATTTTTTGTTAATTTACCCTGTGCTTTACTTACTACGATTTCTACATAAAGGTCTTTGTTGTGGAGATAATTCATTAATTAAAATTATTTTTGGATTATATAGAAATATTTCTATATTGTTTATTGGAAAAAATAAAAAAGCCAATTTATTAAATTAGCTTTTTTACTTTTAGTGTTAAATCACCGTCCCCTTTAATGACTCGGTGCCATGTTTCTTTTTCTATGAAAATTATTTTATCAAAACTTATTGGAAGTTCATTATCTTTTTGAAACATCCAATTAGTTTGGTGTACACATTCTACGATTCTATCTTCTTGATCTCTGTGCCAGACAAATTCTTCTTCGTCAGTCGTAGAATCAAAAGTCCTAATATTATAACCATCTTTTATTTTTTCGTTAAAAGGAAATTTATAATTATTCTCCGTCATAGTTTTCTTCGTCTTCTTCGTCTTCTTCGTCTTCATTTTCACCTTCTTCCTCAGAAAATGATGAAAAATTCTCAGGTTCTTCTTCCATATCTATACCCATATCGTTATACATATCTTGTTCCATATCCATAGTGTGTTCCATGTCTGAATCATGATCATATTCACCTTCTTCGGCATTGTTCATTAAAAAATTATATACTTGTTCAATATCAGTCTTTGCAACAGAAATATGATCGGTAGCCCAGTCATGACCGCTTTCTATAATTTCATCTACTTCTGTTTCATCTAAAGTTAATAGCTCTTCGATTAATCTTTGAATAGTCTTTAAATTTTCAAAGAACATATAATTTGAAGTATTATCTCTATCCATATCATGTTCAATATCCATATGTTCCATGCCCATACTATGCATGTCCATATTGCCCATATCTTCGTTAAACTGTTGGAATTTTTTTAATTTATTCATTTTATAAAATTATTTTTATTATATATTATTTTTCAATTTTGAAAAGGATCCAAAATACGACTTTATTAACTCATTTATATTAAAATCACTTTTATATAAAATCATCACTGTTTGTCCCAATTCTAAACTTTGTAAAATACTGTATTCTAAATTTGTAAAATACTTGTAAAGTTGTAGAAATATTCTACCTCTTTTATTTAATTTATCTTTAATAAAAATCTCACCAGACATCAATTTAGGCTTCATTATAATAGCATTGGGATTATTTTTATCAATAAAATCCTTAAGAATAGAAGATATAGTAGATAATATTTTATATGTATTTTTATTTACTTCCATATATGAACCGTTGTATAATCTATACTCAAAAAACCAAATATTGTCTTTGCCATTAAATAATGCTTCATAATCAATATCATCTATACTGAATTTATATATTTTAAAAAATGTATAATCCTTTATTATTTCAAAATTACATCTTTTTTCATCAAATAATTCAAATAATTTAATATATTTCATAAGTTTCTAAAATCTACTACCAAAATCCGGAATATGAGCCGGAATATAAGTTCTTATATCTGGGTATGCGACACGCCCAGTAGCCTGCAGTCATTTTGTCTTTTTTAGTGCTACATTTATGTCTAGCTACAAATGATTTTCTTGCAGCTGGATTTCCTATTTTAGTAGTTAAACCACCCTTTAAATCACCAAAACTTATTTTCTTAATATTGCCAGTTTTTGGATTTCTAACATAAACTTGGTATTTTTTAGGACCTGAACTTCTAGTTGGATGGTTTAATTGTGGATGTTTTTTTGCTTTTACCTTTTCATTTATCATTTCTTCTTCAAATGGGAAATCTAAAGCAACTCTTTTGCCTTCAAATTCTGCAAATTTACCTATATCAGTTGTTTCAAATAATTCCTTATCTAAATCACTTAATCCAATTAAGTTTTTTTCATATAATTCTCTTGCTTCATTTAATAATGAAAAGAATGCTTCCGAACCTGGTCTAAAGACATTTTCTAAAATAGACATTTTGTTGTCTATGTGATATTGTAAGTTCTCACTTACAACCTCAAATGAGTTGAAATTTTTTAAGTGTATCATAATGATATATATTTAAATTAAAAAACCACCTTTTTGGTGGTTTTTTAATTTATAAATAGCAGTCCTATTCCGCTAACGTTATAGTTTTACTCTTTCTTTGTATTGTAATTCTTTAACTGCTTGTAATTCATCATTTAATACTTGTTTTCTAGAATTAAGATTTTCCATAGCTGTTGAAAGAACTTCTGATTCACCAATATATTTAATTGATGCTTCTAATTTAGTGATATTGAAATTTAAATCTTCTAATTTAATAGAAATTTCTCTTTCTTTATCTTCTAATTTTCTCTTAACTATCATTTCCTTGTCTAATTTATTTTCATAGAAGAAAGTTAAATCATAATTAAGTTCATTTCTAACCTCATTTACTAATTCAATAGCAGATTCATATTTGAAAAATGAATTACCATATCTTTCGTCACATCTATATAAATAGGTAGCATTTTTGTAATTGAATGCGAAACATTCTAAATAAGGATTGATTAAGTTATTAACTCTTTTAACAACGTCTAATTCAACAAATTTATTGGTATTATTCATTGTTTCCATTAAAATTGGATAAAAGTTTTTATTTACGATTGGGATAATTGGAGATGAGAATAAAGATTCTAATGTGGTTTCCTTCATTTCATCATCATTGATGTATATTACGCCTTTTTTAGCAACTGATAAACCTATTGTTAAATTTTCAGATATTCTAAAATTAATTCTATCTTCAGAAACGTTAGCGTAATTCATAGCAGTTTGTAAGTTTCTCAAAACCTTTAATTTTTCATTATCAGTAACGTGAGTTTCTAATAAAGTTTTTTCAATATTATTTTCAGAAAGTAAGAACCATGAATCTTTAACCATACAAATATAACCTTCTTCAACTCTATCAACAATAGTATAAACTGATTCAGATTTACCACCTGATAAAAGATTAGTTCTTTGTTCTGGTGATTTTGTTAAATTATGAACAAACAACTTAATTTCTGGAACCCAATCATAGATAGCTAATTCATTAAGAACTTTGGACATTCTATCTTGGTCTGAATCAAGATTAATCGTTTGTAGAACAACATTAATAGGTTGTCTATACATTTCGCCTTGGTTTTTTGAGTTTAACACATTATATAAGTTTTTCAATTCATATAATAATTGATATTGACTCATATCATTGTTTAATGTTTCCAACATTTGTTTAACATCGGAATCATAAGTATATGTTTTAAGCTTCTCATTTAGAGATAATATAATTTGCTTCTCAGATGCCACATTACAAGCGTTTAAATGGCTTTCTACGATATTAAAAATGTCATTTTGTTCATAAGACAAGTTTTTCTTAAAGTTAAAAAGCTCTAATTTGAGATCCTTCATAATTAAAATTAATTTTTGTTTAGTATATATATTACTATTGAAAAGTGCATTTTATTCACTTTTCATATTTCTTTTGATATCCCTATTCACCTTACTACATAAAGGTTGTAAATTATTATGGTTGTTTAAATTTATTATTTCATCATTATCTGTGCATCCAAATAAAGGAGTTATATGATCAATATCCCAGCCATAATTTAACTCACCATTATATTTCCCGTAGTTTTCCCAAGACATCCATGATTCAAATTTGGATTCTAAATATATTTTAAAATCTATATAGGAACATTCTAAAATTTGTTCTGTTTTGGAACTTTTTAGTATATTACTATTTTTTAATCCATTTTTAATTAAATTTCTAATATTTTCTGTTAATTTAAAAAGAGGATCAATTTTTCTCTTGTTTCTTTTATATTCTTTCACCTTATTCTTAATCAATTCTTTATTATCTTGGTAATATTTTTTTCTTTTTTCTAAAATAGATTCTTTATTATTAATTTGGTAATTTTTTATTTTTTCAATACTATTTACATAATAATTTTTATTATAATCAGGATTATTTTCTTCCCATTTTCTTTTATATTCGGGGTTGTTTTCTCGCCATTTTTTATTTTTCAAATCATATTTATCTTTATTATTTTCTCGCCATTTTTTTATCTTGTTCTCTCTTTTTAATTTTATTGCTATTATATATTCTTTGGTATTCTACTTTTTCTGTTCTTTTATTTAAATAATTTTCCTTACAACAAGATTTGCAAACAGAAAATTTAGAATAAAATTCTATAGTCTCCAATAATTTTTCACATTTAGTACACTTCTTCATATACTATATATTAAGAAGTTTAATCCTAAAACCCTATTTTTGTTAGTTTTTTATAACCAATTTTATATTGTATCTGGGTTTGTGCTATCGATGTTACCACTATTAGCTTGATTCCCCGCAGATTTATCTATACTGGAATACCATTTTGTTCTTTTTGGTATAATAATATTTTGCTCGTCAACTGAAAATGAATCATAATCACTTGAATTAGACCAAGTATTTGGACCATCTATTCCTCTAATACCTTTTTTAGCTGGACGTCTATAACCTGGATAAAAAGTATAAACATCAAATGTAGTTGTTAATTTAATTTCGTTTTTAGAAGATAAACTTTTTTCACGGGTATTTTCAAATTGATTTGATTCTGGTAATTGCATAACAGCATTTATATTAAACTGATTATACTCGAACATCATATACCTATAAATACCAATTGTATCCATTAATGCTTCTGCACATTTAAAATAATCATTTTCGGAATTTAAAAATATAGACAATTCATATTTTACAGATATAGGATAAGGTCTTACTCTAGCAGCTATATTTTTAACTTCATCAGTATCTTCAAATTTAACTCTCATCCATACATTAGGATTATCCATTTGATCTGTTAATATATCAAATCCAGTCATAGTTAATACTCCTCTTGGTATTTGATCAGTATTTAATTCGGTTTTTCTATTATCAGAAACAACGTCATCTACAAATGTATCAATAATGAATTTTTCATCACCTGTTAAAGAATAATAAAATGGAACAACAACTTGTCTTGTACCTGATGTAAATTCATAATTCCAATAAACTTCATTTTCTAATGTGTCTAATACAGCAATTGTTAAATTTCTTAAAAATATATCATCATAATTTTTTCTATCGCCTATCATTTTTATTTATAATTTTATGTATATATTATAATAATTTTTTCTCTTTAAACTTTCATATTTCTTAAGATACAAAATATATGAAACAACTATTATTAGCAGATAAATACAGACCAAAGACAATGGAGGATATTATACTTCTTCCTAGAATTCAAAAATTTTTTGAAAATGGGTTAAACGACAATGTTATTTTATATGGACATTTTGGAACAGGAAAAACTTCTTTAGCAAGAATATTAATTGGTAGATATACTAAAGACGCACCAAAATTAGAATTAAATTCTTCGTATTATACATCTATTGACGACTTAAGAACTAAAATTGATGATTTTTGTTCAAAGGTATATATGGGATTAGATATGTCGGTAGATATTAAATCTGATTCAATGAAATATGTGTTTTTAGATGAATTTGAAAGAACATCAAAACAATACCAAGATGCATTAAAAGCATATATTGAGGACTATTCTACTAAAAATGTTAGATTTATTTTAGTAACTAATCATATTGATAAGGTATCAAAAGGTATAACATCTAGATTATCTTCTATTAATTTTGATTGTCAAGATGCCGGAGAAGAAAAATTCTTAAAAACTCTCTTTTATAAAAGAATACAAGAAGTTATTGCACCAGCAGAAGGATTTGAAATCAGTAAAGAAGATTTAGCTAAAATAATAAATAAGAACTTTCCAGATTTTAGACAAACTCTAATTGCATTAGATCATTTCAGAAGAAATGGTGAAATATCTGCTTCATCTAATATAGATATTAAAAAAAGAGATGAACTATTTAAAATAGCATTAGGTGAACAGAAAACATTTGATGAAATATACCATCATATAATGGATAATTTTGGAGCTGATAAAGTAGATGAAATGATTTCCTTATTAGGAAGACCGTTTGTTGATTATGTTATAGCAAATCAGCCAAAACATACAGAAAAACTTTTCAAAGTATGTAATGTAGTAACAGATCACACTCGATTATTAGAAACAAATACTGACCCAATTATGTTAGGTATAACTGTCTTATCCAGAATAAGAGAAGTTTTTATTTAATATATAATTTATGTTTAATTATACCGATTTTTATATAATAGATAAAACAGATCCTTCATTTACCGCTAATCAAGTTATCGAAGATGACATCATTAGAGTTATTTTACAAAAATATAAAATGATTTTATTTACAAATAAAGGTGATTTATTTGGTAATCCAAATTTTGGTGGTGATTTAGAATTACTATTAAATGAAACATCGGTTTCAAATCAATATGTAGAAACACAATTAATTAATCAAATAATGGTGTATATACCTGAATTAAATAATATGAATTATTCATTAAAGGTAGCTTTCACTAAAGACCCAAATAATTTTTATGATATAATGTATATTTATTTCCAAATAGCCGATTATGAAGTATATGCTCAATTTGGAAAATCCATTACTTAAAGTAATGGATTTTTTTATTAATATATAGATAATGAGGTATATTAAATTATTTGAAAATTTTTCCAAGAATAGAATTCTTATTATAGTTGACGTTCAAAAATCTTTTGAAAAGTTTTTTAATAAAAATTATTTAGCAGCTCTAAATACCTATTGTAGTGATTTTGATAAAGTTTATCAAATATTCGATAATCACCATGACGGAAAAAATCCTGATAAAGATTTCTTATATGATGAAACACCAGATATAGAAAATAAAGATGATTTATATAGATTCAATAACCAAATAGATTTAATCGAAAAAAGATATAACTATAATGTTAATGCAGATTATTATAAGAAAATTTTATCAGAAGATACATATAATACTATAAAATCTAAAGAAGGTAATATACAAAGAGGTGAATACTTCGAAACTACAGAAGGGACTATTATAGTTTATATAGGTAATAATCATAAGTGGTTTCACTGTCCAATTAAATTATATAATATATTTAAATCTATAAAAGGAGAAGAAATTGTAATAGTTGGTGGTGCAGAAAATGAGTGTATATTAGATGTGATGATTGCAGCTAAAGCACTCGGATTAAAAATACTTAAAAATGATAAATATATTTACTCAGCAAAAAATTGCCCTATAAAATAGGACAATTTTTATTTATGATAAATTTTTATGATAGGTTTCTTCAAAACCTCGGTAATCACTGTTATCTTAAATTCATCTTCATTTAATTTTTTAAATTTAATATAATTTTCCATTTGTTCACGATATAATTCTATATCTTTAATATCTTCTATAACAAATTCTTTAACTTTTGTAGCATTTTTAAAGTCTCTTTCTATCATTTCTGTTACTAAACTTTGTATAGATATACCACAAAAATCAGCAGCATTTTTTAATCTCGTGTGTAATTCATCACTAACATTTATTGTTTTCATAATTTATCCTTTATTTTTATATTGTATGTAAAAAAATTACATTAGTTGTGTAGGATTATTACACCAAAAACAACATTTTTTATTTCAAATATATAAATAAAAAATAAAAAAATTACATTATGAAAAAAGTAAACATCCATTTGGAATATATTTGGTTGGATGGGGTGTATCCACAACAAATACGCTCTAAGACTAAAATTATAGAAAAACAAGTATCTACGGTAATTAATGAAAATGCTATAACATTAGTCACATTATTTAATAATTGGAAAAAAAATCCTGAAACACTTCCTATGTGGAATTTTGATGGTTCTTCTACTGATCAAGCTGATACAAAAAATTCCGAATTATTACTTAAACCAGTTAATATATTTAAAGATCCATTTAAGCAAAATGGATTTATTGTTGTGTCTGAAGTATACCATACAGATATGACACCACATATTACAAATAAAAGAGCTAAAATGGTTGAAACATTAGATAAATATGATGATTATACTATGTATGGTTTAGAACAAGAATATTTTATATATGATTTAAAGACAACTAAACCATTAGGGTGGCCTAAAGATAACTATGATATAACTACATATCCTTCTAGACCTCAAGGACCTTATTATTGTGCTGTTGGTGGTAGAAATGTATCAGGTAGAGCATTTGTCGAAGAACATGCTTCAATGTGCGAATATGCTGATTTAAAAATATCTGGTATAAATGCTGAAGTAGCATTAGGTCAATGGGAATATCAAATTGGACCAGTTTATGCCAAAGAAGGCTCAGATCAATTATGGGTTTCGAGATATATCTTAGAAAGATTATCGGAAAAATATGATTATTATATTGTATTAGATCCTAAGCCATATAAAGGAAATGAGTGGAATGGGTCTGGTATGCACGTTAATTTCTCTACAAAAACTATGAGAGATGATTTAGTTAATAAAAAGAAATTAGTTATAGAAGCTTGTGAGAAATTAGCTACTAAAATTGAAGAGCATATTGCCGTTTATGGTTCTAATAATGAACATCGTTTAACAGGTGCTAATGAAACTTGTTCTATTAATGAATATAGATACGGTATAGGTGATAGAACAGCTTCTATTCGTATTCCTTCTTCTATTGAAGATTCTACTACACCAGGTTATTTAGAAGATCGCAGACCAGCATCAAATGGTGATCCATATGAAATTATAGATAGGATTGTACAAACAATTCTTGGTGATACAATCGTTCAATTAGAAGATTATTCATTTTTTATAAATGATCAACATTGTATTAGTTAAATTAAAAAGCCGCTCATTGAGCGGCTTTTTAATTTAACTAATAATTAAACTGGTAATTCTTCACCACCAGTTTGAGATTGTGCTGGTTGTGCTGTTGTTTGTGTTTGTACTTGAATTCCTGGTTGACCTTGTGCTGCTGGTTGACCTTGTGCTGCTGGTTGACCTTGTGCTGCTGGTTGACCTTGTGCTGCTGGTTGACCTTGTGCTGCTGCTGGTTCTTGTGCTGCTGGTTGACCTTGTGCTTGCCCTTGACCCTGTGCGCCACCTATAATAGCACTTGCTGGTATCTTTTCGACATCTAAACCATCTTTTATAACCCACTTTACAATTTCTTCTGCTAACATTGCTTTACCCATTAAATCAAGAATATCTTTATTCATGTTTTGTTTAACTTTTTTAGCATAAGCTGATAAGAATTTGTCCTCAATGTCAACAATAACATTGACTCTATATGTATTTTCAACCTGGAATACAGTTTCGTTTACTTTATCTTCTATTTTAACTTCAGGTTTATTATTTTTAAAACCTTCGAATTTTTTTACGTGTTTCATTATCAAAAATTGTTTTTTGTAAATTATATATTATAAATAAAAAGTGGTTTTTATTAAAGATGTCCTGCTAATATAGCAACAACTATTGCTCCTAGTCCACATGCAACTACAATTGCCTTATTTCTTTGTTTTTTAAACTTTTTACCTTCTTGTCTAGTTAGAGCAATTATATCGTCTTTCTTAATAATGATACTATCTTTTGCTAGTAATCGAGCCGAACTTATAGCTATTTGTTCTTTTAAGTTTACTATTTGTAGATTTCTTGTATTCAAAGTAGAATCGTATGCTTTTATAGAAGCTTCTGCTAATACATTTGCTTTTTTATAATCATCTACAACTTGAACTAAAAAATTTACTGTTGAATCACATTCTTTGTGTAATCCTCTATATAGATGCAATATATCTAAATCAGTATTAATTTTTTGAGCTTGTTTAATTGTAATAACAATACCGAGAGTGTCTTTTATATTTGTATTTACATTTTCACCAATTAAATATCTTGGTATTAAAGTGCTAGTAGTATCAATAGCGGCTATGCTATAGTTTGTATAGGTTTGTGAAAATCCACTAAAACCTATTAATGTTATAATTAATGATAATAATATTTTCTTCATATATTAATTTATTTTTTTTGAAAGTGAAATTAATAAACTATCACCTTTTATATTTACCATATGCGATTCTAAATAAACTATTTTGTTTTTTGCATCGGTATATCTACCTTTATAGTAATTAGCTGTTTGCTCTGATTGTTTAGCATTATCGCTAGCATCATAAAATTCATCCTTTAAACTATCTAATTTAAGAGAGTCTGATTGAAATTTAGTTTCTAATGTAGTATATTCATCTACCTTTATTTTAGCCACATTTGATAGACTATCATCAATATGTTGATACATATTTATTTTAGCATCTAATTCTCTTTTTTCTTTTTTGAAATTTAAAGAATCATTGAAACCAAAAATAAACATACCAGCACATAAAGCACATAAAATAATGAGCATAATTGTTTTTAAATCAAATTTACTTTTGATTACCTGATTTTGTTCTGACATAATTTTTTGTAATTTTTTTGTTTTTTAAAAGATTTTTCGTATCTTTGTGTATATATAAAAAATACATTTTCTTATGAAACTCATTTGTTTTGACTTTGACAAGACTCTTATACACACTATGGAACCCGAAGAAGGTAGACAAATCTGGCTTCGTGAAAAAGGTGAGCAATTTCCGCATCCCACTGGTTGGTGGGGTAAAAAAGAGTCTATGGATATGAGTGTATTCTATCCAGCTATGAATATGTGGACATACAAAAAATATACAGAAGCAATTGCTGAAAAAGATAACTATGTATTTATAGCAACTGGACGTATGGATAAATTAAAAGAAGAAGTCCAGGCTATACTTGATTTTCATAATTTAAAATTTAATGATGTATTCTGTAATTGGGGTAGCGAAACTTTTAAATTTAAAACTAAATTATTTGAAAAAATAATTAAAGAAAATAAAAAAGCAACAGAATTTATTCTATACGATGATAGGCATGAACATCTAGTTAAATTTGTTGAGTGGGCTGCTGAAATAGAAAAAAATTTTAAAATTAAAGTATCCATAATTGATGTAATTAGCAAAAAACAAATATTCTAATATGAAATGGTTATATAAAATATTCAGTTTCTTCGAAAGTAGAAAAATTAAAGAATTAAAATTACTTCGAAAAGACGATATAATAAATATCTATCCACCAGAAGGATATACAGTTAATATAAATGGCAAAAAATATTGTGATCAAGTAATGAAAATTACACTTCATAATAATGACCCTATATCAAAAAAAGTATGGTTTTATACTAAGGTAGATGATAATCAAGTTAGTTTTATTAAAAGTTATAAATCGGAAATTTTTAAAGATTTTATTTTATTAAATTGCGGACCTTTAGAAACCCAAAATAAATCTAAAGAACAATTGAAAAAAGAAATGCAAGCAGCTATTCATAATGAAAATTATGAATTAGCCAACTTAATTAATGAGGAAATAAAAAATTTAGATGGGCAAAATTAAAGAGCTGGAAAGTCCAGAATTGGAAGAGATAATAAATTATCCATATGTAATTATAGTATGGAACGATGATATACATAGCTTCGATTATGTTATTGATTGTTTAATTAAACATGCTGGACATCAAAAAGAACAAGCCGAGCAATGTACCTATTTAATACACTTTAAAGGTAAATGTGATGTTAAAAGAGGTGATAAAGAAAAAATGCAGATAATTTATAATAAATTATCTGCATGTGAATTAACAGTGACATTGGAAGAATCGTAATAGTTACCAACTATTACGATTTCTTATTCCATATTGATTCATGAATTTCCTTTGCTTATTTACATTTGTTAATATGTCATAATCATGGTTACTACCATAATCTTCTTGTTCTTGATTTTTTAGTATATCATTAAAATATTTCAATGTAGCCGAATCGACTAATTCAGGAGCAGCTGATTCAACCATTTCTCTAAACATAAATTTAGAAAAAACGCTAGATGCATTTACTATACTCATTACAGTATCATCATTGCCAGTATCAGCGGCATATCTTATATTACCAGAAGGTAAAACATGTTTGATAAATGTAGTAATTTCATTTATATTAGTAGGGTGGTTTATATCAAAATTTCTTTTATTCATATTTTCTTGATAATCTTTTACTAATATCTCTTTAGTAGAAGTTATTCTTAATCCAATTTTTTCTTCTTCCGAATCTACTCTATGTTTATATCTATAAAATATACCTGAACCATATTGATTATTACCGTCAAATAAATGTGGTAATTCTGCTAAAAATGGCATACCATATGTGTTATATTCAATAACAGCTTTAAAATTCTCAGGATTAAAATATTCAAATGCTAATACATAGAATAATTCAGCCAATTGCTTAACAGATACTAAATTAGATCTATACATACCAAATTGTTGTAAGTAAAAAAAGTCCGATATATACCTATATTCTTTTTTATACATATCAATAATTTCCATTGGTTTTGGTGCAATTCTAAACATGTTAATAACTGAGTAATCTTGTCCTAGTCCTTCCGATATATCGATTGAGAATATACCTTTAATTTTATTTCTATCTAATGGTGAGAAAATTTTAGTATCATCCACAAATTGTAAATCTTCATAATTAAACTTCAATCTTCTATCAAACTCGTATGATGGATAATGAACATAATCTTTTTTATTCTTCAATAATTCGTCAATTAACGCTTCGTTTAATAATGAACGTGAACCATCAACAAATCTCAATGCGAATTCTTGATTAAATGCATCTTCACCACCAATTTCTTTGGTAGTTTCTTCTTGCCACGTTGTAACATAGGCTAATTGTTGTATAAAGATTTGTTTACCATCTTTTTCAACTATAAACTTTTTAACATCTTCAGAAGGAACTAAAACACCATTATGTTTATTATAAATATAAACAACATGTTTTTCTAAATCAGCTATATAATTCATTTCTACTTTAGTTTGTGGAAATGCCGCTTTAACTTGTTCAAATACTTCTTCTTTTGTCAAACCATGTTCAAATAATTTATTTTCAAAAAGTCTAAAATATGTTACAAATCTTCCTTCTACTTCATACCAATATATTCTTTTAGATTTAAAATTTGTTTTCAGTGGATCTAATTCCGATCTTTCAGAATCAGTTAATAATTTATAAAATAAATTCATTCCTTTTGGTGTTGAAGTTATGATTATTTTGGAGTTATTAACAGCCGCAACAATTGGATATACTGCGGTATAATATGGTTCTATAATATTAGAAGGAATGTGCGCAAATTCATCCAAATATAAGAAGTCAATTGTGAAACCAATCGCTGGTGTCTTACTTCTCGCTGCTGTTCTAATTTTACAACCATTTTCACAAACCATAGATTTTTGATTCCAACCTTTAATACCAACCTTTAAAAAGAATGGTAAATTTACATAAATAGATTTAATTTTATCTACAATTTCAATAGTAGTATCTCTAAGATTCGCCACAATCATTACATTTTTATCATTATTAAAAGTAATAAAATGCAAAATTGAAATTGCTGCATTAATTGTATTATGACTTAATATGCCATTTGTATAAAATCTGTGATTGGGATGATCAATTGTTAAGTCAAACATACTTAACTTACATTTAGATTTATTTATTCTAATAACTTTTGATAAACCTAAATCAGTTTGTATATAAGAATTAATAGCTAAATCTTGACAAAATATTTGATTAAAATTTTCATCAAATAAAATATGATTATCAGCACATTCTAATTGATAACCATTATCTAGTATAATTTCATATACTTTGTAAGGCTGTGTTAGATGTATATCAGTTGCTTTTTCATATCCAGTATCAGTTTTAACCTTAATATTTAATCCAGATATTGTATTTAGTATCTTCTTATTTATATCTTCTTCATCTAATGAAAGATTCCTGTATTCGTATTTCTCAATTAATTGTATTAAGAAATATATTATTTTTTTTATCATTATTTTAAATGTTTTTTATATACCTCAAATAATTTCATATTATCCAAATACAATTTTTCCCATAGTAGCTATTTGTAAAAATATATCCGCATCCTCTGCATCATCAGTTTCGCTAACTATATTTAAGTAATTTGCTGAATATTCTTTTTTCATCGTATTTATAGCATCTAGTAAATTATTCATATTTATACTACCTAATAAATCATCTTCATCTTCTATATCATAAATATGTATTTCACCACCATTTAATATAAATTCTCCTATCGCCTCAGATGTAGCTATATGTTTCTTACTCATTATGTTTTTTACTTCATTAGGTATATCTTTTAAATAATACCAATAATTAGAACCTCCTTCTAATGCATTTACGAATAAATTAATTATCATTTCTTTAGTTAATTTATTCTCATAATCTTCAAATAATTTTATATATTTCATTAGTTATATATTTAAAAAATCTAAACATTTTTGTAGAGTACCGATTTTATCTTTTTTATACTCAGAATCCCATATAGTTAAAACTTCAAAACCAATGTTTGCAGCATCCGCAATTTTATTTGCATCTTTTTGCCATAAAAATTTTGCACTAAATCCTTTTCTGAAAGGATGTGGAAAATCATTTTCATTATATAATAATGGATTAGCATGATATCTATCACCATTATATTCTATAAATTTACCCCTACTAATATCTGCAAAATCAAATATCCAAATACCACCTTCTTTTTTATCAATTTTATGTTCATTATTTTTTGTAGCGAAATATACTTTTGATAATTCTTTAATATTTTTATAATTTTTAATTATTTCTAAAAATAATTCCTGACTAGCATTAGAATAACCATACTTTAAATTACCATTAGTTAATAAACTTGTCTGCCATCTATTTTGTCTATCTGTATAAACTTGTCTACCGTTTTCTTCTCCATATTTTTCTATGCATAAATCTAATGTAAATGTTTTTTGTCTTTCAGATACTTTTAATTTAGCATCTTCTAAATTAAATCCTTTTTTAATCCAATACTCAGTTTGTGCTGTTGATAACCTTATTTTAGCTACATCTTTTGATAATTTACTTGCGGCACTTTGTTTGTTTACTTCCTCTAAATTTTTATATCCCACAAATTCTTTCGAAAATGGACTTCGTTCTTTTCTTTCCTTTTCTGTTGTATTTAATTTATGATTTGGATTATTATTACCTTTAATTTTTTCAGAAAACATATCTTTGTATTTTTGTTCTTTCATATGTAGTCCAGAAGATTTACTATTTGCTTTATGATCTGCTTCAGTTTGAATTGGAGCGTTCGGATACATAGTTCGATACGTTTTTATATCAATTCCATCTTCCTTTGCATGATTTTCCATATGTTTTCCATATACTCTTTTCATTCTTGCGCCACATAATCTACATGTGATTTTTTCTTCGTTGTCTAAAATTTTAACATTTTCTAATATCATAATAATTTCCTTTTTATTATATATTAAATTTTTGTGTGCATGTTGTCTAAATGGGTAAGTAATTTATATAATTTTATTTTTATTTTTTCCAAAAATGTTAATTTTCTATATGAAGATAACAATGTGTAGTATAATTCGCTCAATGTTTTAATATTGGAATTTTCTATTACTATTCCACTCTGTCCAGTGGCACACTTACCTGACTGGCGACTAGCGCATAATATAACACGATTATTTTTATATAAATCTAATATACCTCTCTGATAATCTCTTAATTTTATAGGCCCAATAGAACCATCTTCTCTTTTAATTTGACAATATCTTTCAGCAAAATATTGCACGTCATCCATACATCTAATATATTCTTGAACCTCTTCAGGTGATATACCAAATGATATACCAGCTCTTCTTATACCTACTTCATTTTTGAGCCATGGATTTTGATACCTTTTGAGTATTATACCATCACTAAGTTGTTCTGTTATTTCGGTTATATTTTTACTAGTAAATACAAATTTTTTGTTTTCTTCTTCTTGTTGTTGCTTTTTCGCAGTTGCCATAAGAAATATGTTTTTTTATATATATAGTAAAAATCAAAACTCCTATGAGTGATAAGAAAACAGACAAAATAAACAACCTCCAAGAAGAATTTAATAAGATACAGGAGGATAATAAAGACTTAGATGTCAATATGTATCTTGCGAAGATGGACGACCTGCCTGAATTAGGTGAAATAGAAATATATAATTATGATTCTGATATAGTCGATTCTAAATATCGTGCTGATACGGTATTAAATTCTCTAGTCGATCTATATTTAGGTGATGCGCCAAAAGTAAAAGAACATCCTTATGTTAAAAATAAAGTTGAAGAAGATGCACAAAACTATGCGGAAACTCTATTTTTAATAAAAATGACTAAGAAACATTTTATATCTCAATTAAGACAAGTTGATAATGGTGAAAATAATGCTAGAATGCATGAAGTTGTAAATCAAACTATGAATCAAATGCGTGAAAATATAAAATTTAATACATCAGTTAAATCGGAATTGGAAAAATTTTATAAAGAAATTAGAAAAGATCTTGGATTAAATGAAGTTCAAAGCCAAGTTGAAGAAGATATAAGCGAAGACGAGGGTAAAGAAGATAATATGGTAGTTGATTCTAGAAGAATTAATGATATGGTATCAAATTATCTTAAAAATAAATAATATATACTTTATGAAACAAATATTAAATTTTGAGGACTTTTCAATTTTAGAAAAAAATACACCAACGAATCCTTCATTATGGCAATCTTGTGTTGCATGGGCTAAATCTAACTATGATGTATGGCCTTCGGCATATGCAAGTGGTGCAGCTTCTAAACGCTATAAAAGTAAAGGCGGTAAATGGAAAAAAAGTAAAAAGAAATAATGGAACATTTAAAATTATTTGAAGATTTTGTTGAAGAACTAAACGAAAAGAAAAAACCATATGCGAATTCACATGGTGGTGTCGATAAATGGTTTAAAGAAAAATGGGTAGATATATCCAAAACTAATAAAGATGGTAGTCATCCACCATGTGGTAGATCAGACACATCTAAAGGTGGTTATCCAAAATGTCGGAAAGCAAAAGTTGCTGGAAAAATGTCGGAAAAACAAAGAAAGGCATCAGTAGCACGTAAAAGAAAAGCAGAAAAAAATGGCAATAAAGGAACACATAGAAAACCTAATTATGCAAGATAAAAAAAAGCCACTCATTGAGTGGCTTTTTTTATTTCCATTTAAAATTTTCAAATTTCATTAAGTATGAATTATCAATTTTAACACTGCTTGTTACAATTTTATTATACTTATTATTAGTTATTTTATTAACAATAAATTCAGGTCTATCATAATTAATTCCTTCCTTAATAACTTCTTTAATTCCATTATCAGTCTTAGATAAAACATATTTCAAATACGAATTAATTTCCTGTGTCATTTTTAATGTATCAAAATCATTATCATAAAAATATAATTTTGAATATTTTGGTGCATCTTTATCAATGAATTTTTCATTTTGGATTTCATATCCAGTTAAATGTTGTAAATTAATTAATGCTTTTTTAAAGATAATTTCATCTGAACTAACATTATAAAAAGTTTCATTGATATAATAGAATTTCTTAACATCAATGCCTTCATATTTAAATTTCTCCATCAATTTAACTAAAAAATCTCCAAAATATCTTTCAGTATTATTAGAGCAAACTATATAAATATCTTCATTTTTATTTTTTAGATGTGAAATAGAGTCCCAATTAATTGTATAATCCAAATTTTCAATTACATCTTTACTTAAAAATTCTTTAAGAGAGATAGCAAAATCACTCATACCAATTTTTTTGGTTTTGGCAATAACTTTTAATTTTTCATAAAGATTGTTTGGTAACCAATATATACTACCATTATATTCAATTTTATTACCTTGATTCTTATATACACCATTTTTAAACAGATTATAATCTGTTTTACTTATTTTAATTAAAGCTTCGTTTGGATTATTTTTACTTACAATCCAAGGTTGAGATGATGTTTTTAACAAAACGTCTATATCAAATATATGTCCTACCATTAAGTATATATAAAAATTAAACCCCACAATTGTGGGGTTTAATTTATTTTAAATATCCTTTATCCAAAGAAAATTCATATAAAGTTGGTAAATTTAATTTTTTTAAAAATTCTTTCTTTACATCGCTAAATGTTTTTGCTTTAGAGATTATATCTATAATAGATACACCATATTCTTCTTGGAAAGTCAAGTAAACTTCTGACCAAGTTTTATTATAATGTGTTCTAGAAATCCACTCTCTATCACCACCTGATAACCAATAAAGAGTTTTATCTGGGGCTATGTTGTTTATGTTAATATTAAATGAGGTTTCCCAAAACTTATTGTCATTAATTCCTTTGTTTAATACAATTGCGATTGCTTCTGATAAATCTGCTGTAATTTCGTTTTCAATTTCAAAAAATAATTCGCCGTTTAATTCTTTACTTACTCTAATTCTATCTGAACTATAAATAACAATGGAAGTTTCCCTCTCTTTTGTTATTACTCTTTTCTTTTTCATAAAAGAAAATTTATTTTTTATATCCAATGCTGGATTAGCTCTTTATTCCGGATTTCCATTTCCCGTCAAAATGCCCGTTCTCCCATATGCCATTTTCCCATATGCCAGAGAAATTACCAAGAAGCCAAATACCGTAATGCCAGTTACCAGCATAGTAATTACCTTCTTTCCAGATTAAAGTTTTATTCTTGATTTCTACTACTGCGCCCTCGATTTCCGAGTCAATTAACCATTGTAGATTGTTTTTAGTTAATTCTTTATTTATCTCAATAGGTTTCGTTAAAACCTTGTCTCCTACTTTGAATTCTTTAAATCTCATAAAATAATTTTTAAATTATTACAATATATATTCTTTTTCATTTTAGCTTTTATTCCTTTTTTTGGTTTTTTACAAATTTTTTAAAATAAGATTTAAGTAATTAATATATACCTAAAATATAATGTTCTTTAATGAAATATTTAAATACAAGAGACGTTTACTTATCTACAATAAAAATTAAATTGAATGAAGATACTGGTTCAGGAACTTTCGCAAATGATATAACATTTGGGGGTTCTCTATTAGGAAGATTAATTAATTCTACTATAAGAAAAGCAAAGATTCAAATCAATTACATGAAAATTGGATCAATTGCAGATGAAATTAGAGATGAATTAGATAGACTTCTAAAGGAAACTCTTGATGAAGAGCAAAAGCAAGAAATTAAAGATTTCATGTTAAAAGCATTATTAGAAGAAATCTATAAAGTAGTTATTAGTGAAGTAAGTGATGTTGAAAAAATAAATCAACTTTTAGATAAAAAAGAAGGTGATGGATTAATAACTTTAGCTGTTAAATACATTCAACAAACACCAGATGAAGTAATCTTTGGTGGTAATAAGCAAGAGCTAATTGATAAGTTAGAAAAGTTTAGAAAAGAATTAGAAGAATTAAAAGGTGAAGAAGTTAAAGAAGGGGATGATACACCTTTTTATAACTCCACTCTTAATTTTATACAAGCAGTTTTAGATTTAAGTTCTAAATTTGTTTCTTTAACTTTTGAAACAACACCAAATCAAAATACAAATGCAAATAAAATTCAAATTGGGCAGAAATTTTTATATATCACAAATGATAATAAATCTAAATATGTCGAAGTTGTAGCAATAAATCCAAATGGTTCGATAAAAATAAAAGATATATTAGGTGGTTCTCCTTTTGCTATTGACGAGAATGAACTTAAGCCTATTCCAGATGGAACTTACTTATATAAACCAAAAACAGGTGTAAATGCTGGTAAAAATATTATTGTATTACAAGATAATGCACTAAAGACAAAAAACCAAGTAAAAACACTCAGTGGTACTATATTTCCAGCACAGTATAATGAATTGATTAAGTTAGAAAAAATTAATTATTTACACTTAAAATACTCTAATTTTTTAAATGAAAATAATGCAACACCAGCTGCAACGCCAGCTGCAACGCCAACTGCAACTGCAACGCCAACTGCAGCTGCAACGCCAGCTGCTACGCCAACTTTAACATCAAAATCTGATGAATTATATGATATGATGCTTAAAGTTTTTAGAAATAGTTTAAAAAATTATTTGGCTAATTTACAAGAATTAGTAAAAACAAAAAATAAAAATGAAATAGTTAAATTTGGTAAACAAATAATGCTAAATTCGTCAACCGTTGGTAAACCAGCAACTGCTGCTGAATTAAAGATAAATGAAGATTTATTATATAATGATACAGCTAAAGGAGTATCGTTATTATGCAGATTGATTTTACCGTTGAAAAATAGCAAATTATTAAAAGAAGGTAAACTATCAAAAATTGAAGAAAGTATTAATAAAATCATTGACTCCTATGAAGAAATGCAGTCTAATTATACTAAATCACCAGTAAAAGAGTCACTTTTATCAGAAGACGTAGATAATGATAATGAGGCGATTATTGATACAGATATGGATACACAAGAGGAAGAGGAAACAACTCCAGAAATAACTCCAGAAGCTATTAAAGAGAAAAGTGTAAAAGGTGCATGGTCAAATAATTTTAAAGAAGGCGAAGAGAAGGAATGGAATATTAATCAAGAAAAAGCTAAACAATTGTCTGAAAAAATTGAAGATTCAACAAAAGATGTAGATAATGAAAAACTAAAAGACGAAACATCAAAAGATCATATATTAAAAATAGCT